ATCAGCGGTAGTAGGAAAACCTGTTATATCATCTACGACAACAGAGGTAGACGCAGCTGTTAAAGCTCCATCTAACGTTGTTGCTAAGTCACCATCAGTATTTCTTCCAGTCATTGAAAGGGATACGTTGGTTGCTTGTATGTCAGACTTAAAGCCCATAAAATCCTTTAGTTGTGGCTCCCGAAGGAGCCACTAATTATTTAACTATTAACTCCAAGGTTGAGCAAACGCACCACTACCAATTAACTCTGCGTTGATCTGCCAAATTAAACCATCAACTGCTCTACATCTAATGTGAGCACCTTCTAGTCCACCTTTAGTAGTAGCTGTCAAAGTTAAAGTATCAGTTCCACCTGCTGAAAAAGCTGTTACAGCTCCAGGGTCTGTTGCTGTATTATTGTAAATAGCCATTCCTCTAAATACGTCAGCTGTGTTTCTCCCTGCTGCAGTTCCTGCATTTAACACAAAAGTGTTTCCACCTGTTAAACTTGTAGTCACAATAAACTCATACATTAAACCTACTCTGTTTGTTGAGTTAGGGTCATTGTCGCCTGCAACTGCAGAAGTAGCTGTGTCTATGATTGAAGGTAAATTGAATACAGTGTTTCCATTTTCAATTTGGATTATTTTACCTTGGTAAAAATCTATACCAGCGATATCAGTTCCACCATCATAAGTAGCTCCTGAGATTGATCGTGCCATGTTTGGACCTGTTCCTAAAAATCCATTTAAAGATCTTACCGGTCCACTAAACGTTGTTCTTGCCATAATATTTCTCCTCTATAGCGGTTAAATAATGTAGTCTCTATAGCGTCTGCCTAGACAGTCTACAAAATTATTATTTTCTAGGTCTTTTTATTATACATAAAAAAAGGGACGATGTGAACACCGCCCCTTTTAAGTAATACCGCTAGGTATTTAATCTAAACGATTATTAGCTTGTAGGTAAGTTTCCATTACCAAACACGGCTCTAGGGTCAGACCAACCGAAGCTGTATCTTTCTCTAGCTTTAAATCTTACGTTACCAGTATCGAAGTCGCCTTCCATAGCAGTTTTGATAGGTGATCTAACGAAATGTTTAAATCCGTTAGGTGTATCAGTAAGAATAAAGAACGAATCACTGTCAGCTAAAAAGTTATTAACTCTGTAACCTTCAGGAATCATTCCCATGTTTACAATCGCATTGATATCATTGTCAGCTGTTGACGTTCTTTGAGGTGACTTCATTAGTCTTTCAGCAGTAAATTGTAATTCTTTTGGAATTATCATTTTCTGACCGTTAAGAGCAACTTTTAGTCCTCTTTCGTCAACGAAACCTGCAATGTCAATCAAAGATTGCTCAAGCGATGTTTCATTCAAATCAGCAGCAACAGCTAGTACGTTCGAGAACGTTGAGCCAGTTGCTAACGGATGTAGTGCATTAATCAAAGACACGCCATCACCGCCTAAGGCAGTAGTAACTTGTGCATTGTTTAAAACAGCAGCCGCTTTGACTTGTTTTGTGTTAGACATAGATCTTGCAAGTGCTCTAGTATATCTAGCTGCAAGTCTGTCATACAGATTGTCCTCAATAGCTTCTTCAGTAATAGAGAATGCTAATGCGATTGTGTCGTGTGTGTATCTAGCTGTAAAAGTCTCTTGAGCTTGATCGAACACTACTCCAGCACCTTCTTGTTTAACAGGTGCAGAAGCGAAACCGCTTAACATTACTTCTTCTTCAAAAGCTCTGTCAGACGCCTCAGCTGGGAAAATTTCCGCATGCTGATTTTCGTATCTGTTGTACTCCAGGCCGAATAGTGCATTCAATCCTGGCTCTAGTTCTTTAACTAGTTGTGATCGTGATATAGCCATAATTTATTCTCCTATTATAGTCCTGTGCCACTTCTGTAGAAGTGATTGTTGATTCTAACTAGAATGTTCGCATTAGCTGAACTAGTATCTGAGTTATCAGGGTCTTGCGAAATATCTATTGCTTGTACAATAAATGTTGCATTAGTTCCTGATTCACTCACATCTAATTGCTGTGACGAATTTCCAGTTTTGATATTTCCACTAACTGCTGTTAGTGAGTAGTTTTGAAACAGATCCGCTCTTGCGAACGTTGCATCGGCATCAACTAAAAATACTGCGTCAGGGTCATCAACAACGAAAGCTGTAATATCAGCTGCTGCAACTGAACCTGGGTAGTAGTTTGAGAAGGTCGGCTTTTGCGTAGTAGGATCTGTGTAAAAACATCCATTGAAAACACCCACAACAGCCGTTGAAGTATTACCAGGGTATCTTTCAATATTTCCACCAGTAACTGGAATTACCATGTCACCTTGAAATATTGCAGTACCGTAGTTACTTGCAACAGTGTATCTGTTTTGAGCGCCAACAAGTGGTGTACCGTCTAGTTTTCTGTAAGGTCTAAGACCGAACTTTTCTATTACGTTTGACATTTGTTTTCTCTCCTATTATGTTTATTTATATTAGCCGCCTTAGGTAGTTATCGTTAAGAAATTACTTCTTAGAATTACCGCCAAAGGTCACTCGAGATTGCCTATCAATATTGATCGGCATCCCTGGTTGTTGCTCCCTCATAAGATCATTATCGACTGCGGTCATTTGGTCTTGAGTAATTTTATTAAAATACTCAGCGCGCGATTTTAAAATCTCTTCCGGTATCCTTGCCAACACAAGGCCTCCAATTCCAATGCATCCATCGTATTGACCTGATTTAATTACAGGATATTGGCCTAAGCTTGGGTTCGAAAGAATCTCATCTGCTCTTACAAATTCCCAACCTTCTCTGAGTTTTTTAGTTACGTTAGCCGTATCCTCAAACCCAGTCACAGATGTTCTTATCCATCTATGAGCGTATCCCTGCGGTGCAGGTGGTGCATCTAAACTTGATGGTGGAGCCCAAGCAGTTTTTTTCATAGTTTCTTTTCTGCTTTCTGACTCGCGTGAGGTTCTTTTTATAGTATTATCCATTTGCATTCTCCTTCACGTATTTTGCGTATTCCTCTAGTGGCACCCCTAATTTTTTAGCGATAGCTATTTGTGAACGAGTGAGTTTCACTGATCGGCGTCCGTTTTGGTTTCGTTGAGCAGAGGCCACAGTTTGAACGATTTTCTTTGGCTCCTGACGATTAAACTTATGAGGGAAATTATCCTTCATTGTTTTATCAATTTCATTATAATACTCCTGACTCTCTACGTCAAACCCCTGGTCTATAAGATCTTGGTGAATTTGAAACGCAGCACTTGTCATAATCTTATCTGACCCAAACCATTCATTACTTTCAGCCCAATTTTGAGCCTTTCTAGATGGTTCTGGATAAGTAGGATTTTGAGGTGGTGGAGTAGTTTGTTGAGTTTCAGCTCTAGTAATTTCTGTTTGCCTAGCTGCTTCTCTTTCATCTTCTTCGACTGCAGTCATTTTAGCTTTTTCTGCTTCAATGGCTAACTTGGCTACTAAAGAATTTGCATCAGCAATTTTATCTGCATCTTGATCAACAATTGCATCTTTTAAAGATTGCCTTGCTTTCTCTTGTTCTGCAGCTACTCTAGCTGAGTATTGTTCAACATAACTTTTACTAGTTTTAGTATATTTAGTTTCAGATACATCTAATTTAGATTTAAGAGATTTTGCATAATCTAATGCTGCTCTTTCTCTTCTTTCAGACTCTCTGATTTTAAAAGTTAGTTTATCAATTCTTTTTTTAACTTTTTCTGAAACATCGGATAAATCATCAACCTTAGTTTCTTTTTTATCTTCTTTTTCTTCAACTGAAATACCTTCGATTCCTGCAGTTTTAGGTTCTGTATATCCTAAATCAACTTCTTCTCTAGGTTCACTTTCATCTGATTCAACTTCTGATTGTTTTTCAACTTCAATCGACTGTTCTTGGATACCATCGGTATCTAGTTCTACCTCTTTGGAGGTATCATTATCTTTTTGATAATCACTTTTTTCTAACATTTGTAGCTCCTGTTTTTGCGTATGTATTAATATTGATGATGTATATCCTCTGGATCGTTGATCTTAGCAATAATTTCATCATCGTTTAGAAGACGAACTTCTCCGCCATCTATCTTAATCTAGATCCTGCATATCTTCCGAAAATTACCCAGTCACCTTTTTCACACCAAGGTCCATCTGGAAATTTTGTTTTATCTTTGTAGGCTAGATCACCAACTTTCAATACGAATGCACATACGGTTGTCATCTGTATTGTTTCGCTAGTTGTTTCTGTTAATAGAATTCCACCTTTAGTTTTTTTAGGTCCTGCGTAAGGCAATACTAAAAGTCTCCAACCTGTTGGAGTAGGTAGTTTTTCTAAAAGAGGTTTATTGTTAGATACTTCATCAGCATCTAATCTTGTTTCTTGGACTTCTTCTTTTGTCTTATAAGCATCAAGTAATGCTGTTTTAACCTTCGGGGTCTCTCCCGAAGTTGTTAAGTTCTCCGTCATTTAGTCGCTCCTGTTTAAGCTGCAGGTCTTTAAGATCCTGAAGCAAAGACTCTAGGCCTTTGATTTGCCCTCTAATATAGTTAAGTTGTTCTAGGTTGTCAACCTGGTGCACTATAGTGTCTTTTAGCGACTCAATTCTTTTATTGGCAACTCTACGAACTACTCCGTAATCAAGACCAATTGTGTCAGTGTCATCTATCATAAATAGATTTAATTTTTCCTTGAGCTTGTAATTTTTTAAGATCACCTTTAGTTAATTTAGAGTGATCAATAGTAACTTCTTTATCTAATAACAAAGGTTCTTGTCTTTGAGGTGTGAATAGTTTTTTAATCCAATTCCACATTATTTTTTAGTTCCCTTGAAGATTTGTGTTCCCTTAATTCCATAAATACTCGCCACGACTAAAATCCATAAATTTGTAAACCATTTAGGAAGCTCTGAGAACATTTCAAAGAACAGTTTTACCTTGTCCATCGCTGTTGGATCGTCACTTACGACTGCCCAGGCTAGGATTGCTATAGGCAAACTTAGAATTATTAAAACTGCCTCGTCCTTCCAATCTGATTGACGGGCTTCTAAAAGTTTTCCTTGGTAAGCTTCCTTACCTTCAGCCATACGAGATGCATGCATAAGCTGTGCATCAGACATTGCTATTTTAGTC